CAGGCAATGCTGTAAATATCTCTCTCCAATTTTTAACACCAACCATTCCATTTGCTACAAGTTGTGCAGATCCTTGATTAACATATACTCCCCACTGTGCAAAGTTTACATTAGCACTATGACCGCCTACTAATGAATCAACTCTAGTGCCTCTGCTGTCTGTAGATGTGCCCGGCAAGCTTACATCATCGTAAGCATTTAATTCAGGACGTGATACTCCATCTTCGATTGTACCAGTAGTTTCATCAAACATGCTAGTAATAATATTTGTAATAACACCCATTTTACGAACTTTAGTCGGAGGACTAATGTAAATTGGCAAACTAAATGTTAGTGTAGCAATGTCAATTTCTGTATCGATTCCTACAGGAACACTTCTGCTACTCCATTGTACATTTTCTAAAATTACGGCAGTAATACTAGTCCAGTCAATAAAGTTATCTGTAGTTTGCATTTCTAAACTAGGATTAAACAACACTAGTATCTGTTCTAGTAATTGCAGTTTTTGATCAGTATTGCTTGCCCAAATATCAGCGTTTACTCTCATTAAATATGGTGTAGGTATTAGGCGTTCTACAGTATAAGATTTACCTTCAGTATTTAAATATTCTTTATTAACATCATCATATGCTCTTTCTCGTATATTAGTTTTTCTAGTATATGTAGCATCTGTTAGTCTATCTTTATCTAGTTCTAGCCCAGTTATATAAACGCTAATTCTAGGAGCACTAGGTAATTTATTTTCGCTGTTCTCTCTTATAATATTAGCTACCTGCCTAGTTAAATCTCCATACATAACAGGCACATCTTTGGTTTGCCCATCACCATCTATCACAGGGAAGTTACTTAGAATACGCATCATTTGAGTAGTGTAACGTCTTATTTGTCCGTCATAAAAATGTCGCATTAGTTATCCTTTTTTGGTCTAAGTGCCTTAGACAGGCTTTGACGCTCTTCAACAACTTCGCCGTTTATAGTGCTTTGATTAGTATTGTTTATAAAGCTTGATTTTTGTGTTTGCTTTTCAAGTGTGTTACTTAGTGTCATTCTAATGTCGTCATTTTGTTTTACCCATCTATTGCCATCATATTTAAACATTCTGTTAGGTAAAAAGTCTGTACGCAAAAAGAAGTCGCCATCCATATTATCTCTAGGAAATGCAATGCCAAATCCAAAAGGTGCACCATTAGGAGCAACATCTCCTGTGCCTACAAGATATCCTGAATATCCCTCTCGATCTGGCCTATCAGCTATTTCGTCAGCTGTAGTGTTAATCATTGACGCATCTAAGTCTTCTTGATCAGCAGTTTGTAACGCAACAGAACCGTCATCATTTTTTGCAACAGTATAAAAATGACTTATATCAAATCCACTCTTAGGCGCATCTAATTCTGCTTGTGCGACAACTGCCCTGTTGATTTGCATTTCTTTTTCATATGTAGATAATACATCTCTAAGAGTGCTGTCTGAATTTTCGCTTGCAGGTAAATCTAAAATTTCTTTGTATTCTTGTGTATCGTATATTTGTTTTAGCTTGAGCCTATATAAATGTGGATACCAAGTTTGACTAAATCCTTCTGCAGCACGATTTACATCTTCTACAACATAAAAGCGTTTTAATGCTACGTCATAATCGTTTAGAGCATACTCGTCAGTTAAATGCGGCAATTCTATAACGTCACCGCTCATAATTTTTCTACCAAGAGTTTTTACACTACTGTTTATGTGTATAGTCATAAACAATGTATCATTGCTTAAAAATAAACCAAATTGTGATAGATCAAAATCAATATCCTGTACATTATATACAGCTCGCATTGTATAAACGTCAGGATCGTATTTCCTATCTCTATTTTCAAGAAATAGTAAGTCTTGTATGTTGGTTTCTTTTACTGCGTCATATCTAGGTTGGTCTGCTGTTGATTCCGCAGTACTAGGATTTTTTGCACCTAAATATTTGTGTATGTTAATATCAGTTCCGCCAACAGTAAACATTTCTTGGATTTGTCTGTCCAAAAAATGATAATCATTGCCGCGTTCTGGTTTATATAAAGATAGTCTTGGCATATGTATATTTATCGATACGATAAATACTATATGGAGAGTAAAGAATGACATCACTCACAACAGCAAAGCAAAATGTATATGATTACGTAAACGCCTCATTGGGTGGCGGAATGATTGACGTAGAATTAGATCCTATTCATTACGAAACAGCATTAGATAAAGCATTGAGTAAATTTAGACAAAGATCAGATAATTCCGTAGAAGAATCATACTTGTTTTTAACTTGTGTCGAAGATCAGAATGAATATACATTACCTAATGAAGTAATAGAAGTTAGGAAGCTTTTCAGACGCTCAATAGGATCACGTACAGGCGGCGGCGATGGCGGCTCATTATTTGAACCATTTAATATGGCATATACAAATACTTATTTGTTATCAGGTTCAAAAATGGGAGGATTAGCAACATATGATTTATTTTCTCAACACCAAGAATTAGTAGGCAGAATGTTTGGTTCATTTATTGAATTTAAATGGAACACAACTACTAAAAAGTTAACTCTACTACAACGGCCTGCAGCAAGCGAAGAAATTTTGCTTTACGCATATAACTATAGACCAGACGAACAATTACTACTAGATTACTTAGCTAGCCAATGGATTAAAGATTATACTCTTGCTAGCTGTAAATATATGCTAGGCGAGGCACGTTCAAAATTTGCTACTATTGCTGGTCCAGCAGGCGGTAGTACATTAAATGGTGACGCCCTTAAAGCAGAAGCACAAGCCGAAATAGAAAAGCTAGAAGCTGATGTAGCTCTAGCAGTTGGCGGCGGTGTAGGCTACGGCTTTACTATTGGTTAAAAATCACTTGACAACTCGTTAAAAATATCGTATAATATATAGATACTACTAACTTAGGAGACTTTGTATGATTATTGGTATCTGTGGACTTATTGGTTCTGGTAAAGGTACAGTGAGCGATCACCTTGTAGACACATACGGTTTTGAAAAAATATCATTTGCAGACAAATTAAAAGACGCTGTATCAGAACTATTCGGCTGGAACAGACCACTGCTAGAAGGAGATACTCCTGGATCAAGGCAATGGCGAGAAGAACAAGATGACTTTTGGACTAAAGAAACAGGAAGAATTATTACACCTAGATTAGTATTACAAGAGTTTGGTACTGACTGCATGCGTAATGGATTTTATGACGGCATATGGGTTAGTATGGTAAAGCAAAAAATAATTAATAATCCTGACACAGAATTTGTTATTCCTGATGTAAGATTTCGTAATGAACAAAATGTTATTCGAGATCTCGGCGGAGAAATTTGGCAAGTAAAGCGTGGTTCTGATCCTGAATGGTTTGGCAGTGCAATTTTAGATAATCATAACGATAGTAATCTTATGTCAGCATATGATATTCATGCTAGCGAATATAAGTGGATAGATACTAACGATAAATTTGATTCTATTTTATACAATGATGGTACAATTGAAGATCTTAAAAGTCAGGTCGAAGATCACCTTGTTTCCAGCGAACCCCAGATTTTTGCGTAATACGTTGGCAGTTAGCACAAATTGTTTTTAAGTTAGTCGGTCTACAATTTTGTAAATCTCCGTCTATATGAAACACATCAAACTGTTCTTCATGATTGCTTTTGAAATTACATTTTTCACAATAGTTTTTCTTTTCATATCCTAACTGTTTCCATTTAGGTATACCATGTCCTACTCCATTCCTTAAACAACGTTCACATAATTTTCTATAATACGTCTTTCCGTTCTTTTTATAGTTTATTGCTGCCGGGCGTTGTTTACAAGTGCATAAAGGTCTCATACTATATTTATCTCACCTTTTTGGCACCTTTTTTGGCATGATATGCATATGGTTTTAGTGATAATAATATAAATACAATTAGAAGAACTACACCCTTATAGGAGAAATAAAAATGGCATTAGTATCACCAGGCGTAGAAGTCAAAGTAATCGATGAGAGCTTCTACACTCCAGCAGCAGCTGGAACAGTACCGATGATTTTTGTTGCTACAGCTTCCAATAAAAAATCCAGTTCCGGTGCAGGAACTGCCGCAGGCACAATTAAAGCAAATGCGGGGAAACCTTACTTACTCACTAGCCAAAGAGAGCTTGGTGAAACTTTTGGAGATCCAACTTTTTATTCAGATGCTAATGGCAATATGATACACGGCGGAGAATTAAACGAATATGGCTTACAAGCTGCTTACTCATTATTAGGAGTAACTAATAGAGCATACGTAGTAAGAGCCGATTTAGACTTAGCAAAATTAGAAGCAAGTGCAACTGCGCCAGGCGGAGAGCCAGCAGACGGAGCATATTGGTTTGACGTAGGCAACACACTTTATGGACTTTTAGAATGGAATGGCGCCTTAGCAACTACTTTAGGCGGACAATCATTTACAACTAAAGCACCAACTAAAGTAATTACAGCAACATCAGATCTAGCATTAGGCGTGCCAAAAACGTCAATTGGTGCAATTGGTGAATACTGTATAGATGCAACTACTACTACTAACAAGTACTACTATAAAACACCAGGTCATGTAACTGCGGCAGGCGCAGCAGGTAGCTGGGTAGCAGTTGGTTCAACAGCGTGGGCAGCAAGTCATCCAGCTGTAGTAGGAACAGCATCTAACCCAACTTATATAAATGGTAATACTATTGTTATTAATACTAATACAGTTACACTAGCTGGTACAACAGTAGCTAGCTTAGTTAGTGACATTAACTCAGCGGCAATTTCGGGTGTAAGTGCTGCAGCTGTTGATGGTAAACTACAAATACATTCAACTGGTGCAGACGTTGTAATTGCAAACGGTACAGGAACTATCCTTACAGTAGCAGGTATAACAGCAGCAACTTATGAAGCTCCAAAGCTTACTATTGCACCACATACAAGTGTTCCACAATATAAAACAGGAGATAGTGAACCAGCACCAACCGGAAGCTTGTGGCTGAAAACTACTACTCCAAATGGTGGAGCAAATTACAAAGTTAAAAAGTATTCAACTGCTACTCAACTTTGGTCAAATGTACTAGCACCAGTTTATGACACAGGACAAGCTGCAATTTACGGGCTTGACAAATCCGGTGGCGGTAAAACTATTGCACTTGGCGGGTTATATGTAAACACAAATGTAGAAGAAGTAAGTCCGGTAATTGCTACTAGTAAAATTTATACTAGGGCAGCAACAGGAGCAACAGTAATAACTGGTACAGCTATTACAACTCAACTTACTGCCGCTACTAGAACATTTACTTTACAAGAGTCATTAGCAGCTACTTTAGCATTAGATAGTGCTAAAACTATTTCAGTAACAACAACTGCAGCAGCAGGTGACGCAGATGTAATTGCAGGTCAAATTAACGCAGCAGGATTTACAAATGTTGTTGCTACAGTTGATTCAAGTAATAGAGTATCTATTTCACACAAATTAGGTGGTGAAATTAGAATTAAAGATACTGATAGTGCATTAGCATTAGCAGGCTTTAGTGTATATAACTTTGCTAACGGAACAGGCACAGGTAACTTGTATACAGCACCAACAGGTGATACTGCAAGTGACTGGGTTGCTTCAAACTGGAAAGAGCTAACATATACAGCTTCAATTACTGGACCTAAGAGCTTAACAGAAGACGGCACTCTATGGTATAGTTCAATAGTTGATGAAGTAGACATGTTAATTCATAATGGTACAACATGGGTTGGTTATCATAACTATGTAGCAGCTTATCAAAATTGTGATCCAGCAGGACCAATTGTAGCAGCTAAAGAACCAACTACACAGTCAGATTTAACTGCACTTGTTGATGGTGATCTTTGGATTAGTACAGCAAGCGTAGATGCTTATCCGGCTGTATATAGATATAACGGTACTACTTCTAAATTTGTACTGCTTGATAAAGCAGATCAAACAACAGAAAATGGTATATTATTTGGTGATGCTAGATTTGGTACAGACGGTGGCACAAGCACTACATCACCATCCGGAACAATTCCAGAGTTACTTACAAGCAACTTCTTAGATCCAGATTGTCCAGATCCAGCACTATATCCAAAAGGTATGTTGCTATGGAACTTACGCAGAAGTGGATTTAATGTTAAGCGGTTTGATAGAAATAGTATAGACCTAACAGCATTAAATTTAAGAATGAGTGATGTATCAATGGCAAGTTACTATCCGCACAGATGGGTAACTGACTCAGGTAACAACGAAGATGGATCTGGTACATTTGGTCGTCATGCACAACGTAAATCAGTTACACAAGCATTGCAAGCAATGGTTAATGGTAATACTGATATACGTGACGAAGAATCACGTCAGTTTAACTTAATGGCATGTCCAGGTTATCCTGAACTGATCGGTGAAATGGTTACTCTAAATACAGATAGACGTTTAACAGCGTTTGTTGTAGGTGACTCACCATTTAGACTAACACCAGATGCTACATCATTAAATGAATGGGCTAGCAACGTCAGAGGAGCACTTGAAGATAATGATAATGGAGCAGTAAGCTATGATGAATATCTAGGCATGTACTATCCAGCAGGATTTTCAAGCGATAACGCAGGTAATAACATTGTTGTTCCAGCAAGTCATATGGCACTAAGAACTATTGTACTTAATGACCAAGTGGCGTTCCCCTGGTTTGCACCAGCAGGTACAAGACGTGGCGGAGTATCAAATGCAACATCAAGTGGTTATATTACTAGCGAAGGCGAGTTTAAATCAGTTGCACTAAACACTGGACAGCGTGATACACTTTATACAAATAAAATTAATCCAATTACATTCTTAAATGGAGCAGGATTGGTAGTATTTGGACAAAAGACTCGTGCTAGAAATGCAAGTGCATTAGACAGAGTAAACGTAGCAAGACTTGTAGTATATCTAAGAACACAGTTAGAATTACTTGCTAAACCTTACTTGTTTGAGCCAAACGATAAGATCACACGTGATCAGATCAAAGCGGCTGCAGATCAGCTAATGTTAGAGTTAGTAAGTCTTAGAGCACTTTACGACTTTGTTACAGTGTGTGATGAATCAAATAACACACCAGCAAGGATTGATAAAAACGAGCTGTACTTAGACGTTGCTATAGAACCAGTTAAGGCGATTGAATTTATTTACATACCGCTTAGAATTAAAAACACAGGTGAAATTGCAGCATTAGGATAATATACGCAGTTAATGAAGGGTGAGAAATTGCCCTTCATAAACGTATAAATAATAATGTATTAGGAGAATAGAGAAAATGCCAATCACAACTTTACAAAATATTTCGATACCTACAGAAGGCGCGAATTCTAACTCATCATTATTGATGCCTAAGTTACAATATCGCTTTAGGGTATTTTTAGATAACTTTGGCACAACTGGCGGTCCAGATGGTGTTAGAGAGATTACAAGACAAGTACAAGATGTCACAAGACCAAACATTAGTTTTGAACAAATGACACTTGATGCTTATAATTCAAGAACTTACCTAGCAGGTAAGCACACTTGGGAACCAGTTACACTTACATTGCGTGAGGATGCTAACAACAATGTTCAAAAAATTATTGGACAACAGTTACAAAGACAGTTTGATTTCTTTGAACAGTCTAGTGCAGTATCTAGTGGTACTTACAAATTCCAAACTAGAATTGAAATTCTAGATGGTGGTAACGGTGCTAACGGAGCAGCAGTAATTGATAGATTCCATTTAATTGGTTGCTACATTGAATCAGCAAACTATAATACACTAGCATATGCAACTAACGAAGCAGTGACTACGTCATTAAGTATTCGTTATGATAATGCTATACAGTTTGGTGCAGAAGAAGATATTAACGGTATTGGTGAAATTACTACCAGAGCGTTAACAGCAGCATCAGGCGGCACACAGGTAACATAACCTTTATCTAGATTGGCTTTTAAAAAGCGGGAGTAGTTTTTAATTACTTCCGCTTTTTTTATATACGCAGTTTATA